GTGCCGAGGCTGTCCTTCAGTTGCGCCAGGATTGCCCGCAACCTGGCAGCCTTGACCGGCGCGGCCAGCTCATCAATCGTCCGCAGTTGATTAACTGCATCGACAATGATGTCGTTGTAAGCATTGATGATGCGCCGCGCAACGCTATTGCTGAACCTGTTTAGATCAATGGCATTGCGGTATAGCGCTTCTGGTGTGGCCATTAGATGACACCAAGTTGCTCAGGGCGATATTGTGACCTGATACTTACATTGGCGCCACGGTTTAATGCACCCTGTACGGCAGCGGCAAAGGCGTCATAACCGTTCTGGCCGTCTTCCATAATGCGCAATTCGTCCACTTCATCAGCCCTGCCGTCTTTGTACCATGTCAGCCGGATGACAGCTAACACCTCATCAGGCAGATCGCATACGGTGTAATCAAGTTCTTGCTTCCTGGGTTTCTTCGGCTCCATCCATATCATTAGGTCCACCAGCCAGTCTGTCAGTTTGTCCAGAAGACGGTAGATCAAGCCCCGCATTGGATGTGGCCTCCAGTTCCTCGTCTACATCAAAGTTATCGCCCAGCACGTCGCCTTCGGCAAGCTCACGCAGCAGCGTCTCTTGACTGATGGTGCCAGCGGTATACAGCGACAGCAGTGCGGCGATGTCCTGCGGCTCTAAGCGTGCACCAAGGAAGTCGCGGTTAACGTAAGCGCTGCCTGCTGCAGTGGCATTGCCTAGGTAGGTGGCGTGCCACTGCAGGCAGTTGTCGATCATGTCCTGCATGTTTTGGGCGATCACCATCATGGTGCTGTCGCCTTGGCTGCGATCAATACGCTTGGCTTCTGCGGTCTCAGCGCTGAGCTTTTGGCCTAGCACTGCTGAAAGTCCCAACTCGTTGATCTGCAACGCAAGCTGCTCTAGCCGACGGAATTGCGCTTCAAAGCTGCGGCCCGCTGGTTCGATGTACTCGGCGCGACCTTCGGCCGGGAATGCGATTGCCTCACCAGGTCCAGCTGATACCTCTTCTGCTGCTGACGGAAACCCGTAAAACGCCAACATCGGCACTGCCGAGATGTGCAGTTGGTTGTCAAGGTCCGACTGCACTTGATAGGTCTTGAGGTTCAGCTCGGCAATGTCCTCCAGCGGCGGCCGTGACTCCATGAAGCCATGGCGCTGTGCGTAGGCAATCGTGAACGGGATCTCGCTAAGGCTGGTGCGGCCTTCATCGACAACGGTGAATTCACCGCTGTCCTGCTTGCGGTGGATGCGGTATTCACCAGGCGTTAGGACTCGAACTTGCTCAACTGCTTTCTCACCAAACTCGCCATCAGGCACTGTGACCACTTCCGCTAGTCGTAACTGGGTCAGCACCTGTTTGCCTTCTTGGGTCTCAGTGCGCCAGCCAAGGATCTGCCGCGGTGTGTATGTCACCCAATAGGGTCTACCCCCATTAGCTGGTGCATCCACCAATGTACCAATATGGCCATAACGGACCATTTTGCGGGCTGATTCATAGGTCCAAACATTGAGGTCATTGCCTTGTAGGTCTACATCAAACAATTGTTCACGGATGACGTCAGCAGTGTCATCCAGCCTGACTGGTTTGCGGGTCAGCATGCCAGCCAGCATGCGTTCGAGACGAATGTAGTACGGCGGGCATACGCTACGGGCTAGGCGGTTGTCGTAGGACTCATCTAGCTCGCGTGGCTCTTGCGGCAGATAACGGCGATGCTTCTTACGCATGCCGTAGGTGCCCTGCAGTAGATCTTCAATCAAGACCCAATGCGGCTCTTGCGCGTACCAGCTTGTATTGGGGTCATTAACCCTTGATACGGTGCGCTGGGCTAGCGGCCGGTCGTAAAAGTTATAACCGCTATACACGGCCGCTAGCTGCTGACAATGTTGTTAGTTTACGGCTTCAGTCCCTGATGACAGGCCGGCTGGTTGTGATGCGCCTGCACGGCCTGGTCACGGCCGACGCTGATGCCAACGGCGTACATCATGAACAACAGCGTTAGAGCTGCGAAGCGGTTGAGCCAAGGATTGGTAGTCATGGTTGGGATGGTAGGTGGGCGGCCGGTTGGCCGTGAGCAAAAGATACCAGCGTTTGCCGCCGTGGTCAACCCTAGTAGAGCCTGACGCCAGTGCCGCGGCCAGCACCAGCATGCAACGGGTTGAACTCGCGCCATACCAAGTACCCGAGCGCGTCGTTCATGTGGTCAAAACCAGCGTCCTTGTCAGGTTCACCCTTGTCGCTGTAGCACTGCAACTCAAGGCATTCGATCACCCGCTTGCAGCGCTCGGCCACCTGCAGCCGCACCTGGCCCTTGCCGTTCTCTAGCAGCGCCTGCACGGCCGCTACCCGGTCGCGCACTGGCGGGTTGCTCCGTGGTGACTGGTTCGACATGCCATAGGACTCAAGGATCTGGATGTCGGTTTGGCTGGCGTTGGTGCTGCGGCTACCACCGCTGGCATCTGGGTAAACGTAGATTTGCTGCTGCGGGTGCCGGCGGCGGATTTCCTGCGCCAGCGCGTCGGTGTCATGCGCACCGGCAATCTCGTCGATCACCAGCAGGCCGTTGTTCAGCCGCACAGTGATCACGGCGGACATGTTGCCCACGTTGAAGTCAACGCCAATGCGGATTGGTTCGCGGCTGATGTCCGGCACTGTGGCTGTGACATGCTTGGCCCGGTCGAACCTGTCATACACCTGCCCGGTTGTCAGGTTGACGAACTCGCCGTCGAGGTATGCCCGCAGCAGGCTGGGGTCATAGTTGGCCTCCAACCGCTCGATGAAGTCCGGCGGCAGATGTGGATTATCCGCCGTGCGCATTTTGATGAGCTGCCGGTCTGGCCGCTGCTTGGCCTCATCACTGCCGAACGTGTTCCACATCCACCGGAACCCCTCCGGCGTGGATGCTGCTGCAAACTGCCGGACATTGCCGGACCGCAAACGGCCAAGGATCTTGGGGAATGCCTTATTCGCAATGCTGGGCGTCACGGTATCGATCTCGTCAGCCAAAACCCAAGCAAGGTTCAAGCCGATGATGCGGCTCCAGTTCTCAAAACTGCGGCAGAGGATCTTGGTGTCGCCACCCGGCAAATGGAGCATGTACTCCGGCAACGGCGACGCTCTGAATGTGTACGGAATGTCGTACGTTTCGAGAAACGACTCAAAATCTGTTTGCCAGATGTCGCGTATCAGCGGTCCCGTCGGCTCCATGACGCAGCCAATGAAGCCTTGGTTAACCGCTGCCAGCATCACAGCCTTTGCGCACAACCCACGCGTCTTACCAGCGCCATAGCCAGCGCTGATGCCAAGGATCTGGGTAGTGGTGTCATCCACAAACGCAAGTTGGCCAGGGTGCAAGTCAGCGCGGATGCGAGCAACTAGATCCGTTGTGTCCTCAGGCGTTTGCTGCTGCATGAACGCAAGCAACGGCACTGGTTCGCAGATGCCAGCCAGCAGGCTCACGACATCTCGAACCGTAGGAGCCGGGCTTGCTTGTCCAGTGCAATCAAAGCAGTGTTGAGTTGATCCTTCTCGGCAGCGCGCCGCTCGTATTCCATGGCTCGTGCAACCGCAGCCTCAAGCCACTGAGAGCGTTCCATCTTTGCATCAGCAGACAAAAGCTCACGAGCGCGGGCAATATAGGAATCAACTTGACGATCACCTATCCCCCAGTTTTCCGCGGCAAATTGAATGATTTGCTTTCTACTATGAGCGCGCAAGAGCAAGTCATAGACAGCATTTGTGCGCTGTTCTGATTCTGTATTGTTGCACTTGCGCGCCATTGCATTACTCCCGAATTTGAATTGGCATGATGAGATAGGTCTGCTCCGTCATGCTAGTCGGCCTTAGCACGACTGGCGTTGTTGCACTGTTGGCCGACAGTGTAACAGCCTCCGCCTGCCGCATGGCTTTGAGGCCATCCAGGAGGTAGTTCACGTTGAACGCCCAGACGCCAGTTGCGGTGCCTTCGTAGGTGATCAGCTCCTTGCCGTTGTTGGCATCGGCCTCGGCGGTGATGGCGAGCGCACCTGATCCAGCCGTGAATTTGACGATGGAATCATGCGCCTCTGCGATCAGGGCGACACGCTCCAGGCAACGGGCAAAGCGATGCCGGTCGAGGGTCATGGCGTGCTCAAAACTGGTGGGCACCAGCGCTGCTACGTCGGGGTATTTGCCATCCAGGATGCGGCTGTAGA